GCACCCATTCATTTTCCTTTACCGAAATGGTAACAGAAGGCTTATGCTCACACCAGTGCTTTGCATAAATCTTCCATAACTCAAGCTGTTCTATTGCAGACATATCGTTTCTACAAACAGAACCTATGGGTGCTTTCATCGGAAAGGAGAACACGGTTATATCTTTAGATTCTTCGTTAGCTTTAATTTCTGGCTCATTAGGTATGCCAGAGTTAATCAAAAATTCAGTGAGGGGGTCTTTGTTATCTCCTCGTACTGTTCGTATGTAATAAGGGTTGTGTCTTGCATGTATACCACTAGCACTATCTACTAACTGACTAACCGTACCAGAAGGCTTAACACAAGTAATGGCTGTACTTTGGTTTATACCAAACTTGAGTGCCCAATAACTATTGGCCTCTACAGCAACACTCCTTAAAGTTTCTAATCTTTTTTCTAACCCACCCTCTTTACCATTCATCAAAGTACTATCCATAATACCAGTAAGAGATACACCAAGTAATCTCTCTTCCTCTGTATTATTCTGCCATCTCTTTCGTAAGTAAGTAAAGTCAGTAAGAGTAGATTGTATTGTACCTAGCAAGGTTGCAATCTGTACCTTTCTTGTAAGGGAGGCCATTGTATCCCCAGAACGTACTACCACTTCTGTTAAGTTACAGAACTGATTAGGTCGTAGTATTATTTCACTACAAGGATTAGTACCAAACTCCCAGTTAGCATCTCGTCTACCATTCTCAGCAGCTTTCTTTTGAGCAGATGTCCTATTAAAGATACCCCTCTCACCAGATTTACTTTCGTAGAGGGACAGCCACTCTTTCATAAACATACCGGCATCAGGCTTCTCTGTATAAGCAACAGAGTTATTAGCCATTGTTCTCTCTGGATTAGTAGTCCACCAATCTCCTGTTTTAGCTGTACGTATCCGTTGGTCGGATAGATTAGATAGAGATATAAGGGCTGACCTACGTACACCACCAACTACTACAACATCTCCAGTCTTACAGACAATATCATGACATTCCATAGAGGAAAGCTTTCTCCCTCTTGCATCTTTAAATTTAAGAATAGTAAAGTCAAAGAGATTTATAAGGGGTTGGGGCCCACTGGCCCTACCACCAAATGTTTTAAGTCTTGCACCAGCCGGCCTAACCTTAGACACATTAATTTTAGGTACTCTCCCTGTGTAAAGGTAGGATACCAAATCTCTAAAAGCTTTAGACCAACCTTCTTTAGAATCCACAACGGATATCACATCCTCTGTATGTTCAAACTCTACATCAGGCACAGTAGGCAACTTATCAACGTACTGTCTCTCTACAGAGAACCCTACTCCAGTGCCATTCATAAGGATGTACAAAACTTCATCAAAAGCTCTTGGACTATCTATCGGTATATACGAACAGTTATAGCCAGCAATATTCTCTCTCTCTAAAGCTTTACCAGCAGTCATAAGTGCTCTCATACTAGGCATGACTTGAAGAGATAGTATAGCTTCTTCTACATCCTCCCAAGATTTTTCATCAACTCCTTCTACCTTTTGACGAAAGAATGAAACAAGCCTATTTACTGTCTCACTCCAACCTTCTCTTCTGCCTTCTTTTTCTAACCACCGAGAATATCTAGACATATGTATAAACGACTGATATTCTGTTGGTAAATAATTTCCTCCGAGTAATGATGCCATCTAATCTTCTCCATATTCTAATTCTAATATTAATTCTGCATAATGTATGACTTTTCTTATGTCCTCTGCCCCGTTCTTTTTTCTATGACGAGATATATACTTTACAATATTTCCCTCAAGGAAGTCAAGTTTATTTTTTGAAATGTATTCAATGGGCATAATTTTAAAATCTATATAATGGTCACCACCTACCTGCCTATCTTTTCCTTTTACAGATTGCTTAATCATATCACTGTGGCTATTAAATTCTTTTTTCTTTCTTTTTGAACTACTGCTGATCATCATCATCTCCAAATATAGACACAATATTATCTTTTTGTATACGTGCGGTAGGTTCTGTCCTGTCCATAAGACTATCAATTATGGGAAGTTTAGTTTCGTCTCTCATTTCCTCCAATATAACACTTTGCCCTCTTTCCTTTATCATATCCATATCATTGGCCAATAGAGACAACACACCCCTAGAAAGAATATAAGATAGATCTACATGATTATCGCCAACATTGTGTGTGTCTATTACAGCAAGGCTAACCCCATCCTCCCCATCAGGTTTAAGCAGTATAACATACATGCCCGAGGGAAGTCTATCTCTGTAACCTTTTAAATCTTCCCTATTCATCCAACCACTCTTGTGGTAAAAATCCTTCGCACCATTTAAAACCGTACCGTTCACACCACCCAGCATATGTAGTTTTAGAACCCTTATAAAGTTTATTACTTGCTCTCATAAACAAAAATCTTAAATCAATTTCTGGGTGTTGTTTCTTAATCAACAGGTGTTTACCTCTGTCTGCTGTAGAGAAAAGACCTTTTGCCTCTATAAGGAAATCTTTACCATCTATAGTAAAGTCAGGATTATAAGTAGAATGCCTAACATAATCTATTTTCTCCGATTCATATTTAAATTTTATATTATTTCTATTGAAAGCTACAGCGATAGACAACTCAAAGTCTGATCGGTAGCCGTGATGTCTTAGTACCATTATACCCTCGGCAAGTTTTTAAATATTATTTCCTCAAACTTATCATTAAAATACGTAAAAGTTTTAGGTGCACTCTGTTTTAGAATGCTACGGTGTTCTTCTATTCCTGTCCAGTGTAAAACTACTAAACTATCTCGTTTCTTTGCTTTTATAGCTAATATATCTAAATCATAATCTATTTTCTCCATATGTTCTTCAAGCCTGTCATCACCCCAAGGCTCGTCTAGGTCAAATGTCTGCGACATTCTTATGGGTATACCATTAGGTCTATTACGTAATTCTTTTATGATACTATCCCCACCAAAAAGTTTATCACATTCTTGGTAGGCAAAGTATACACTTCCATTTACATAACTATCTCCTATGGTTATTTCTGTAGACAGGTATATCACAACACAATCTCTCTTTTCTTTAATTTTGTATACCAAACAAATGGTCGTTGGGTTGCTTGTGTTCCTACTTTCTTGTGCAACTGTGAGTCAGGCCAACACTGGGCTCTATAATCACAGAAACCACACACGGAGTGCATTACTCTGTTTCCTGTAGCAACTATCTCACCTTTCCTTGGCCCGCTTTGTACACGGAAAGTTTCTTCTTTATCTTTAAATTCTTTCTTCAACGGTTTATCTGCCAACATTATTTTAGCAGTCTTTTTAGCTTTTGCTATCTGCTCTGCACAGTCTTCTTCTTGTTGGTCTGGTGCTTCACAAACAGCCCACTCACCCGAAGCTTTATCTACAACAATCCACCCACCAAAAGGCATGTTCTTTGCTTTGCTGTACAGGTGTGCTTGCATGATATATCCAAAGGTGTCATCTTCTTTTACTTTATTGTACCCACCGAACTCTCCACCAAACTTCTTAGAAAAAGCATAGGGGGATGCTGATTTTATATCCCACACTTTGCCATCTATGACAACATCTAGTGTACCATTAAGTTCACACACATCTAAATCTAATTTAACTCTCTCTTGTTCGGATTCTATATTTACTCCAGCAGATTTTAAAACTACCATAGAGATAGCCTCTATTATATCTCCAAATAAAAAACGCATGATGGAATTATACTGCACCTCTTTAGGAGATCCATTTTTATCATGCCACTGTTGACACATAGGTCTGCCCAAGCCACTCATACGTAAAGAGTAATCGCTTTTGCCACGAGACAATTGCTTAACTAGGGCATTCCCACAGTCATTTTTAAAGTTTTCTAAAAGTTGGGGGTCTAGATCAATGCCTTCTTTAGTGGCACGATCTAGTAATCCCTGTACTTTCATTAAGATAGGGCTAAACATAACCTATCCTGTAGCAGAAAGAACGTCACCGAAGTCATTTAAGTCTCCAAGTTTAGCATTCTTTTCTTTAGCTTCTCTCCACTGTCCCATCACTTTATTGTTGATGGCTTCTTTAGTTTCAAAGAACTTAGTCATTAGCTCTTGGTCTGTATCCTTTATTTCTACAGTTTTAAGTGTAGCCATTACAGGAACATAGTAAGAGTTGCCAGCCATTTTTCTTCTAGCTGTAGTTGCTTTGTTCACAACAGTACACATGATTTGTTTCTGTCTAGCAATCATTTTAATGTGATCACTTACAGGTATGAAACTGGAACCACGGATGTACCAAACAGATGGAACTTCATCAGGCATCACTACCTTATGACCATCAGCATCTACAGGATCAACTAGCTGTACTGTGTTGTACAGGATCTGGTTACACTTCACACTCTTGTGTAAATTCATTTCCGGACTATCCTTAGCGAGACCAGCCGCCTCATCTTTAGTTAGTCTGCCACAACGCATATTACCTTCTGTATCGTAGAAGTCAGCACCAAGACTTGTTGTCTGTATAGTTTGGCAACCAAAAGACCCCTGCTCTACATCCCATCTACTATATGTAAATAACCTGTAGAATATTCTTAGGTGGGCTTCTTTTGCATAGGCAGTTACCCCATCCGGGAGTTTTAAAGAAAACTGTCCTCGTGGAATAGTTTTACCATCGTTGTCCTCTTCTGCATGGTTTATGGCTAGGCGAGGAAGACTCTGGCCTTCGTTGTTACTTACTTCTTGACCGGTGAGTGTAGCAAGTTCTGCCACTGACATATCTTTCAGTGAAGGTGCTACATTTGCTTTATTCGTTACAACATCGTTTGACATTATAATTTCTCCTTTAGTTTAGATTGTTAAAACTTCATCCATATCAAGCCAATCTTTACCAATTTTCAATTCAATACCAACAGGCATGTCATAGTCAACATTGTATCGTTTCTTAGCTTCAGATTTTATACTCAACATAGACTCAGCTAAAATTTCAATCGCCTTACTTTCCTCTTCTGGAAAGACATCAAGGACAATTGAATCATGTACTGTATTACATACTACAGACTGCATGTCGTTGTCAAACAAAACTTTTCGTAAGTTTATAAGAGCAAGCGGGAGCAAGTCTGCAGTAGCAAATCCCTGTACAGGATAATTCTTTATGGCGGTAGCATGTGTAGAACCACCGTAAAAGTTCCTACGAACGTGAGGAAAATGATAAATCCTACCAGAAGGAAGGGTGATCTTTTTTGTCTTAATTGCTTCGTCTTGTAGAGAGATGTGCCATTTAGCAACATCTGAATATCTGGCCTTGAAAAGATCGTAGTACGCAACTTCTTTTTCGGTTCCATAAGTACCTCCGTATAGGGGTTTAAATGTGTGTGCTTTTGCTTCTTGTCTAGTAACCCCTAAAGCCTCAGCAGAAAAGGTATGCACATCAAAACCTTTTCGCACATCAGCATATACCTGCTTGTCCTGTGCAAGAAACCCTGCCACTCTAAATTCTAGCTGACTGTAATCTCCCTCCAATATCTTTCCACCTTCCCAACGAGATATTACACAAGCCCTTACAGGAAAGGTTGTACCTCTTGGCATGTTCTGAAAGTTTGGATTACGAGATGATAGTCTTCCTGTAGCCGTAACACATTGCATATAGTGTGGGTGTATAAATCCTTTACTATCTAAGCCCCTCTCTATACCATCCACAAATGTTCTCAGATAAGTACCTATGGCATTGTACTTTATATAGGCACTGATAAATTTCTTTTGCTCATCGTTAGCAGACATAGCTAGGCTCTCTAAAGTTGGCCGGTCTGTTTTAAATCCATGTGTACTAACATCATAAGCATCTCTAGGTACAAGTTTGAATCCACCCACCTGTCCTGTAGATTTAAACACTACACCATCAGCATTGCAAGTCTTACAAATTCTTTTAGCCTTACCCACCGTGCCATCTTTTTTAAGGGGGTTGAAGTATCCTCTCCCTCTACAAGAACCACATTGGTGGGACTCGGTGTGGGGTAGTACCTTTGTATAAGTTCTTACCTTTTTAATAAAATCATCTTTGCTATGTTTACGCAGTCTTTTCTTTCTCTTTGTACTGCCGTATTGCTCATAGCCTAAATTGAATGTACTCGCCCAATATTTTTTATCTGTTACACCTCTGCTGTACAAGACTTTAGACCTATCCTCTGGGCTGTCTAAATTTACAGGAGTATCTCCCATTGTACGTTTAACTTCTCTCTCAAGAAACTCATGTAACTCATTGTATTCATTACCATATTGTTCTCTAATATCTGTGAGTGCTTTCACACTGACTTTCATACCGGTGTTTTCCATCTCGGTAAGAACCTGACACATCTCATTCATTAAACTTACAGTAGGTGCAAGGCCATCTTTTACTGCCTGTTGCTGTGCAGTGTACAATTGTTTTGTAACTTCCACATCAGCCCTGCCATACTCCTCTACAATATCCCAAGGAATGTAGTCAAAAGATACACCATCTTTCATGTACTGTGCAGTTAAGTCGGTACGTTTCTCATCTAAATCATATCTCTTAGCTGACTCAGACAAAGACAGAGCAACTTTATCCCCACCGTGTATAACATACTCAGCTATCATCGTGTCGTATAGTTTCCCTGTATAGGTAAAGTTACAAGCAAGGAGCCACTTGAGGTCAAACTTGATGTTATGCCCCACTAAAACTTCTGTATTATCCAGAACTTTTTGCAGTATAGCAAAGCCATTCTCTGTCGGTTCTTTTTCTGTGTGAGTGAAGCAGAGATACCCCTCACTGTCAGGGCGATAAATCTTTTTCTCTGTAAAGGGAGCTATTATATCAGAACCTACAGCACTGTACCCCACAGACACTAACATGTTTCCTGTATAAGGATCAAGGTCTAGCTTACCTGCATCATCTTTTTTATATGTTGTTTCTATGTCAAGAACGGTTATCATTCTTCATCCTCCAATCCTCTGTACAGAAAGATAGGTGTTCCTTCACCCATCCATGATCCTACCACATTAAATTCAAAATACTCCATAGCTTCTTCGTCTGTCATTCCGTCTTTCATAAGTATGGCTACACATTTGTCAGCATCGTAAACTAACAGATCTGGCTGTCCACACCTTCTACCTAAACCTAGTATTGCACCATCAAACCCATCGGCTTTTAATATCACAATTCATACCTCGCTCTGTATATGTCAATGGAGCAGGTTACTGTACCATGCCACCCATTAAGTTTATTCTTAGATACACAAAGATGTCGTATGTAATCCTCTTCCTCACCATAGTTCTTTCCTATACCTATAATAATGTCAGCCTCCGCTGCCTTTCCTGTCCTACTATTTTCCAACATACTAAAATCTACCTCTTGTCTACCTTGTGCATCATAAGATGCTTGTGATACTGACCAGAGTAAAACCTGTTGTTTCTTAGCCATTGTTCTTGCCCCCTCGTACAGAGCTTTTAGCTTTTCATCCGTTCTGGCAAAGTTACCACTGATAGCCACCTTATCTAGCTGATCCACCATTACCACATCAGGTTTATGAATGTCAATAAATTTCTCAATCTCTAATAAAGTAATGCCTCTACCCTCTAACAATTTAAAGTTAGGTTCTATCTCTTTCTTGTATACATCCATAGAGTCTTCTAAGTTTGTTTTCATCTCATCAATGGATCGTTTAAGGTACGCAGAGAATACTCTTCCTTTGACTAACCTTCCGGGTTCTTCGTTAGCAAAGTATGCCACCTTAAATCCTTGTTTAATGTACTCTGCAACTAAGTATGTACAGAAAGTTGTCTTTCCTGTCTCTGGCCTAGCAAATATAATCCCTAAGTTTCCTCTACCTGCACCGCTTATTCTGTCAGCCAAAGATTGTAACTCAAACTTAAATTCAAACCCTTGATCCCACCCCTCTACATAATCCTTTACATCATCTTTCACTTCTTGATAGTTTCCTTCCTCTTCAGGTGTATTATCTATAGCCGTGTCAACCAAAGTTCTCAATGAAGTAAAGTCGTCACTGTTGCCTAACCAAATGTCAGCCGATAGATCACTAATCTTGTGAGCCTTATCTTTCTTCCAGAAGTCAATGATTAAATCTTTTAGTATGATTTTGCTACTTGGCATGAACTTACCAAGCTCTCGTATAACATCTTCTATGGGTTCTCTTGATGACTCTGGCAGTGCAGGATACTTATTCCTGTGTAGCTGTATCAGGGTATTGACATCTAAATCACTCTCGTACTTCTGTTGGGCAAAACTGATGGTGTCAAAAATTGTCCCCACACCATTGGCAAACATTTCTTTAGATACAACCTCCGCAGTATCTTTATAAAACTCATTGGATAAACATGCTGATAATATTTGTTTCTCAAGTGACATTAAACTTCTCCCTTATTTGTTCTGTACTCCACCTTTTTATGTCTCTGTCTAGTAGCACTAGTTTTGTCTGTACATGGATAGACAGTTCATGTACCATTTTCATTGCCTTTTTTGAAGCATCTTTATCTAGTGCAATGGTAACTCGGCTATAATGCTTAATATATTTTAAATACTCTGTCAACAAACTTGTACCCATAAGAGCCATTCCCTGTACATTAGCAAATGTCAATGCACAAGCCGAAGCACAGTCCTCTACAATTACAAGATTGTCACTTTGGTTTTTTGTCACAAACGGCACACGAGACGATGCATACCTTTTCCATTTTGGTTTAATATTTGTCAGCGACCTACCAACCGCATCTACCAATGTCTTGTCTTTGTATACAAGAAAGACACACCTGTCCTCCTTAACATCGTAGCGAATGTCAGCAAATCTATTCTTGTAAGCATGGTAAGCTTGTACAGACTTTAGGTAGTCAACGACTCTTTGACTGCGGTCTAGTCCTACCCACTGTTTATTATATACAGAAAGATCTACCTTCTGAGGTGTTTGATTTTTTGACCTAGACGATGCCTGAATAAGATCGCCTGTTTTTGTAGTACCCCCAACTGAACAGTCAGCATGGTAGCAATTATACAGCAACCTGCCAGAACTATTAGTAACATTGAAAGTATTTTGATGATGACAAACAGGGCAACTGCCTCTGTAAGTTTCATCAGTGGGTATAGATAGTGCCTTAACAAATGTAGCAACATCAGTTTCTCCAACCATAGTATTCTCCTTCTCTCCATTACTAGTACCTTTTTGTAAAAACTATGTCAATATAAAAAAAAGTACTTGACAGGAAATTTTGTAAGGCCTACTTATAATTAAACTTATAAGGAAACATATATGGAAGAACCTAATATAAAGGTAACTGAAGGGTTTATTAAAGAGTTACTTGAATTATACAATAAATATGTGTTACTAGGAATATCTAAGGTTGATATGATAGGGGTAATAATAAATACATTAGCTGGTCTGTACATGACATTGGCCATTGAATTTAACTCGGAGGAGGAGGAGAACGAAGATGACACTATACACTGAAGCACTGGTAACTCCAGTAATTAAACGCACTGTAGGGCAGAAAATATTTAAAGCTAAGTTTGTCAAAAAGAATGGCGAGGTTAGAGAGATGAATTGTAAACTGGGAGTTAAGAAACACCTCAAGGGTGGCATTAATGTCAACGACCATATTCGGTACTTAACAGTATTTGATATGGCAAGTGGTGGGTATAGGAACATAAATCTTAATACTCTTGTAGAGATAAAATGTGGCAATAAACTTATAAAAAGGTTTGTTGGCAATACAGGAAACATCTACTCTTTGGTAGATATAAAATAAATAACTTGACAAGGAGAACATTATGTCAGAGGGTAAATTCATTACTTGGTTAGAGACTGAGTTAAAAATAAAAGCGGAGGAAGACATGGCCAAAAACAAAAAGTTAGAAGTGCCTATTATTACAGATGCTCAGTTAGAACTTGTCAACCGAGTAAAGTCTATTGTATCAGACATACAAGATAGTGGAGTAGACCATCTTACCTATTCTGATATTAGCAAACTTGATAAAGCCTATGATACTGTAGTGGAAGAGTCTAATCTAATGCACCAAAGTCAAACTATAGAGTACGGAGAAAGTAAAGGAGATGTTATACGAGCCTATTACAAAGATTTAGTTAGATCAGATGACCCCAGTGCTTGGGAAGGAAATGATAATGATGACTGAAGATGTACAGGAAAAAAAAGTTTACCATAGAAGGAAGGGAATGATCCCACTAATACTTGATGTTATGTCTGATAGAAGATGGCACACTGTACAAGGTGTGGCAAAAACAATCGGTTACCTTGAAACTGGAACGTCAGCAGGGATAAGGTCTTTACGAAAACAAAGCTACGGTAGAAGAAATGTCATTGGCAAGTGGCTAGGTGGTGTCTATCACTACCGACTAGAAGAAGGAGAGTACGGAGAAACACCCTTGTCGGAGGATACTGAAAGGAGTATACCAGTTTCTTTGTAAAAAGACTTTGTACAGGGTTGATGAAAGATAAGGATTGTCAATTAAATAATATCCTTGAAAGGTAGCTACTTTCCGATAAGTTACCTGTACATAATAAATAAGAGAAAAGAGAGTTAATTCCCATTGCTCTCTTTTTTTTTGTCTAAGGGGTTGACAATGTTTTATAATTGTGAAAGGATTATTGTAGAAAAGGAGAACACTATGAAAAGAACTAAAATACATGAAGTCATTGCTGTACAGACTGAACAGGATATGATTAAGATGAACGAAAGAATTGGCCACTATTTAAGTAAGGGAAAAAGAATAGACGTTAAGATAAAGAATGGTTCTGTACATATAACCGAACAGAAGAGGAAGGCCTGATGAGAGGTAATCCAGATGATTTAGCTAATCAGCTAGTACAGAAAGTCAAAGACTATCTACAGGAAGTGGTAGACAACACCGATCCTAGCACTGTAGGACAGGAAGATGCTCTGTTTAGTGATTACTACCTGAACGGAAGAAAAGAATTTGCCAAAGAATTGTTATCACAAATGCAAAAGTGGGAGACAGAAGAAGAACAAGGAACTGTCTATACAGGAGATGCACCTTCTACAGAAGCTTCGTTCTATAAGAAGGGTCAAGAGGAGGATTTAAACAATCAGTCCTATAGTGAAGGGGAGGAGTATGACAATGAGTAGAGATGCACAGAAAACATTTATGGATTGGCTTGACACTTGCCCTGTAGTAGAATTTAGAGATATAGTAGAGAAGAAACTTTATAAAGTAACAAAAGTTGATGAGGATAGTGCTGTGTGGATATATACAGTAGACTTTGGTGTATCAAAAGAGAATGATAAATTACAACCACCGAGAGGACATTGAAATGAAAAAATATAAAATAAAATATACTTTTATAGATGATATAGTTGCAGACACAAAAGATAAAGCTATAGAAATATTTGAAAATTTTATATACAATACTGAAGATTATAGTCCAGATATAGTAACAATAGAGGAAATAGAGGAACAAGATTATATAGTGGTGGAACTATGAAAGTAAAAGAAATAATATTTAAACTACAGCAATGCAATCAAGAGTTAGAATGCTATGGTTTTTTTAAAGATGATATAAGGAATGTAGAAATGGTTGACAATAGTATAGAAGATAGAATAGATTTTAATTTAGAAGAATTAAAGGGAGATTAACATGAACATATTCGTATTAGACGAGTGTCCTATACAGTCAGCACAAATGCAATGTGATAAGCATGTTGTCAAGATGCCACTAGAGACGGCACAAATGCTTTGCTCTGTATGGCATAGGTATGGATTAGGAGATAAAGTACCCTATAGAGAAGCACACAAAAACCACCCCTGTACACTATGGGCAGGAGATAGTATGGATAATTATAATTGGCTTTGGCATCACGGTATGGAGTTATGCTTTGAGTACACTAGGAGGTATAACAAAATACATAAATGTCAGCAAGTTATCATGGATATATCTTATCCATCTCCAAGAAACTTTAGTTTTGATAACTATTTAACAACACCTCACCCACAATGTATGCCAGAGGAATATAAATGCAGCTATTTGCGTATACATAACAATGCTGTTAGGGCATACAGGCAGTACTACGTCAACGATAAGAAAGACATAGCTAAATGGGAGAAGTCAAGGGATATGCCAATGTGGTATTTAAAAGAGTCTTATAAGGTTGTACAGGAGGAACACCATGATAGAATATAAAGTAATTAATAAAATTCACAAAGCAGTAGATGATAACAAATCTATGGACACGATTGTTGGTATGTTTGTAGACAGAAGAACTACAAATACAGATTGGGTACGCAAGATAGTAAGAAATTATAAATGGAAGAAACGTATAAAAATGGGGGAACACCATGAACAAGCTAACCAATGATATTCTGGATATGGAAATGGCTTTTCAACATGAGGTAGAGGAATTTGTCAAGCAAGGGAGAGATTTCTTTGAGATTTTGTCAAAGGCTATCCACCTTTTGTCAACGGATAAGTATAAGGATCTTACTATAGGTGATGAGTACAGCGAGAATAGTCTGTACGATTTTGTCAACGAGTCGTGGAATAGATATTATGAGTGATAAATTGTCAGCTAAAATAATGTCAGCCGACCACCCTAATAAAACATATGTTATTATAGTCCATGAAGATGGTTATGCCATACGAAATGTGGTGGAGGACAAACTTTTTACTTTGCACTCCAGTGAGAAATCCGCTGTACAGACATTAAAAGTATTAGAAGAAATAAAAAATAAATAAACTATTGCATGTACAGAATAACTATGAAACTATATGTACAGTGGGAGAACCACTTTTTATAATAACTTAACACAATAGGAGAAAAAACATGCCTTACGATTTAATGACAACCGATAAACCAAAAATAGCTGTAGACACAGCAATGGGTACTTCTACTCATACTTTGCCAGAAACTCATACACATGACAATCTCAATGACATGTCTATGTTTGACTTTGGTATACAGGAAACTGATCTACATTATTTCTATACCAATGCAGATAAAGAAGAAATAAGTATGCTTGCCCCTAAAAAGAAAGCAATCATTCGTTCTGATACTGGCATGTTTCTTGGCAACCACTCTGTAAGATACAAGACAATTCCGCATATTGATCTGTACAAGCAACACACTAAAAAGCTACTAGAAAGCGACATTGGAAAGTCCGCTGTACAAGTAACCGATCAAACATGGGATAACGGAGCAAAAGCCAGAAGAACTGTACACTTTCTGGATCATACCATGAAGGTCAGAGACGGTGATGAAGTATGCCTACGTTCTGATATCTTTAATTCATTAGACGGTGCTTGGTCATTCCAAACCTTTACGGGTGCATACCGTAGCCTTTGCTTAAATACCCTAGTGTTCGGTGGTCAGAAGTTCTACCATGAAAACCGCAAGCATACCGCAGGGTTAAATGTTAGTTCCGCCTTGTCTAAAATTGCTAACACTCTTGATGTCTTCACCAATCAATCTGAAAAGTTCCAACTCTGGAGCAACACTAAAATAACAGATGAGCAGGCAGTGCAATTTCTGGTCAACTCTATCTGTAGAAAAGAAAGCAAAACTATGGACACCTTAGCATTATCTAAGGATAGTAACCATGTAGACCCTAAGCTAATCAATGCTAGGCTATCAGACTACCTTATGTATCGCTTTCAGCAGGAGCAAGCTAGTTTAGGCAACACTATCTGGGCTTTATATAATGCTATGACTCATTGGAGTACTCACACTGATGAAACATACGAGTCTCAAAATGATAAAGGGGAGTGGAAAGAAATATCAATGGGCAGGAAAGGTAGCCAGAAAGCTAATGTCCAGAAAGAAAGAGAAATACAAGTACGTAATGCTTTGGATAGTCAGGCGTGGTCAACATTAGAGTCATTGGCGGTATAGCACATGAATAAATATTTAACATCTAACACGCAAGGCGAAACCAATGGGAATAATAAACGCTGTATTTAAAATACTATGGATAATTATAATAATAGTTATTTTAATGGCTATATTTTAAATACTTTACAGAAAGGAAAAGTTAGTTATATAATGTAGCTAACTTTTTTTTTAACCTAATATAGGAGAGCCTAATTATGACACAAGATAAAAAACCATCACCGACCACATCAAATGTAGAACTATTTTTTAAAG